CTGTTATGTCTGAGAGTAATAAGCATTTAGCGGAAATACGAGGAATATTAGATACTACAAATTGCGTAGTAACGATTGAAGCTAATAACGATATTATAAATAGCATACCACCGGATTTGTTTAATAGATGCCATATTATATACCGCATACAAGATACTGCAGTACAGAAGCTAAAAGATACCGATACATTGAGTATTGATGCTGGCTGGTATCGAGTATCACAAGTTACAAAATGCAACATGATGCATATTTTTCCTGACAATTACAAATACGATCAAATTTAAAATTATGAAATATTCAGTAGCAGTTACATTTCAATTAGAAGGGTTTCATTGTTGGCCCGAAGCAAAAGAAGTATTTCCAGAAGTAGCATTTTTATCTGACAGACATCGACACATGTTTCATTTTAAATGTTATGCACATGTAACACATACAGATCGAGATGAAGAATTTATTTTATTACAGAGAAAATTAAAACAACAAATACGTAATGAATTTGGAGGAAATGTTTTAGAATTTGGTCGAATGAGTTGTGAGGATATAGGAGAATGGTTGTTGGAGAATAATATAAATCTATATAAAGTAGAAGTATTTGAAGATGGCGAAAATGGAGCTATTGTTGAGCGATAATTTAAATATCAAATAGTTATACTAAATAAAGTTATGAAAGAAAATACAAAAAAGCGGGTGTTTTATTTTGGTTTAGAACCACTTAAAGCTCGTTACACTTATCAATTATCTAAAGAATGGATGCCAGCTACATTTCAACCTTATGTAGATGCTGGTAAATTAGAATTCATAGATGTTCCTGGAGAATTTGATCCTGATCAACAAATTAAAGTAGGTGCTGTATTAGATGCAGTAGGTAGAGGTAAATTTGCTATGAGTCAATGTAGCAATTTCTTGGATATGATTAATACAGACCAAGTAAGAACCGGCGATGTAATATTTTTACAAGATTATTGGCATCCGGGAATTGAAGCAATATTGTATGCGTTGGATCTATATGGTATTGAAGTAAAGATATATGCAATGTTACATGCTCAATCAGTTGATGAATATGACTTTACCTGGCCAATGCGTAAATGGATGCGTCCGTTTGAATTGGGTTTAGATAAAAGAATGGCAGGTATCTTTGTAGGATCTACTATTCACCGAGACCAATTAAGGGCAGCTGGATTTGAAGCACCAATACATGTAGTATCGTTACCACTGCATAAACAATTAACCTTAACAAAACTTCCAGAAAATAAACAATATGTTAAGCAAAATAAAGTTGTATTTTCTAGCAGATTAGATAAAGAAAAAAATCCATTCTTTATGTTAGCAGTAGCTGAAGAATTTTTAGCTAGAAATCCTTTTTATGTATGGCATGTAACTACATCAGGTAAATCTTTTAAGTCGATGGTACCAGGTGTAGTAGAGGCAATGGAAGCATTAGCTGCAAAGCAACCTAGATTTAAATTGTTAAGCAACTTAACTAAAGAAGAGTATTACACTGAATTAGCTACTGCAAAAATTCAATTTAATAGTTCGTTACAAGATTATGTATCATGGACGGTGTTAGAATCCACTGCATTTGGTTGTGATCTAGTATTTCCCAACTTCAGATCATTTCCAGAATTTATTCCTGCGAGTAGATTGTATCAGCCATTTGTATTAGAAGATGCGGTTAACAAATTAGCAGAAGTAATGTCAGGAGAAAAAATAAAATATAATTTTGCTGATATTGCTGATATAGGCAGAAGAATGGAAGGTTATATAGTAGCCAATGATATAACTCAAGAAATTAATGTTTGGCACGAATTAGAGTATTGTAATTATTTATTAACTAATTAAAAGGAACAATGAGTAAGAAGTTTATTTATTATCCTTCATTGTCAGCCGGATCCATGGTATCTGCTTTCAAAAAGGATGCAAAGTTTTCTGATGGTACTACCATGAGATTCTTTTCAAAAGAGTATCCAGAAAAATGGCGACATCCATACTTTTTGATTACCGCTGGGCATCATTATAAGAAAATGGATTTTCGTCAACAATTAGGATTAGATGATGGCGTATTAGTATTTGGTGATTCTGGAGGATTCCAGATTGCAACTGGCGCTTTGAAATGGGACGGTACAATCAGAGAAAAAATATTTCATTGGTTGGAAGCAAACAGTGATGTGGCTGCTAATTTAGATATACCTCCTAGAGTTACATTTGAAAATCGTTTTCAAGATTCAATGGATATTTCATTTGATAATTTTAAATGGTTTGAAAAACATCAAAGCGGTAAAACTAAGTTTTTAAATGTTATACAAGGAACATACAATGAAGAGTATAATACTTGGTATCATAAGTTTAAAGACTTTGATTTTAACGGGTGGTGTATTGGGGGTCCTAAGAAATTAGTAGATTTCATGTATGTTGTAGCATTAATGTTAAAGAATAAAGAATTTGAAAAGAAACATGTACAGTATGTGCATTTACTAGGAATATCAAAGATATCAGATTTCTTTATTTTATCCACACTACAAAAACTATTAAATGATTTAACAGGTGGTAGAGTTCAATTATCAACAGATTCTTCTTCACCAGGCCAATATCCGGTATATGGAACATATTTGCATTCAACTAACTATAAAACACAAACTTTTACAGAGTTGTATTTTCCAAAGAATGCTGAGTATAGAAGAAAGACTCATATCAAGAAAAACAAAGCAGATGCGATCATTGATAAAACAAAACATGTTCCTTGTAGTATAGATTGTCCAGCCTGTAAAGATTTTACATATGAATATCTAGGCGGCGAAACTTCAACCGGATTGGATCGTTATTCGCAAGAAGGTATGCCTAGAATGGTTGTGCATAATACGCATTTATACTGCGAAATGGCAAAAGATATCGATAAAATGGTAGACAGCCATGTAGAATTGTTAGAAACAGCTCTTCCGGCAGAATTATTCAATGTGATTTTATCATTGCATGAAATGTTTGCAGATCCAGATTCTGCATTGCAAGTATATGCAACATACAAGAAAACATACAAGCAATTTGGTGGAGATAGTATATCAACAACAGATGCAGTTAAGTTCAATGAATTTTTTAAATTTTAATCAAAAGTTATAATATGGAAAAGAGCAAATTACAAAGTTTTATTAATCGATATCATTTAGCAGGAAACTGCGAAGCTGTAACATTAAAAGAGAATGCAACTGGAATTGGATGCGAACTAATTGATAGTGATCAGACCGTAGTAGGTAAAATACAATGGAAAACTACTCCGTTCATGAAAGGTGCGTTAGGAATCAATCACACAGGAGCATTAACAAAAATGTTAACGGCGGTAGGAGAAAATATTGATATACAAGTTCAAGATTCAGCTGGTAAGAATTATGCAATGAAAATAACAGAAGGATCCACCAAGTTAACTTTCATGTTAGCAGATACGAGTGTTATTCCTGCAGTTCCTACTATCAATGCAGAACCAGGTTATAAAGTAGTAATTGATGTTAATGAAGATTTTATTACTAAATTTATAAAAGCAAAAAATGCACTACCAGACGCAAAGAATTTTGCAGTTCAGGTTAAAAATGGCAAAATAAAATTCATAATTAACTATACTACTATTAACGCAGATAACATTTCATTTGAAGTTGGTACATCTTCTATCGATATGGAACCAATTTGTTTTTCTGCAGATAAATTAAAAGAAGTATTAGTTTCAAACAGAGGAGATGCTGGTAAATTGCATATATCTCCAGAAGGCCTTGCAAGAATTGATTTTACCGGGCCTGACTTTGAATCTTCATATTGGTTAGTTCAACTTCAAAATTAAAAATATTATGATCGTAAGAGTAAGAAAATTACACCCGGATGCAGTTATCCCAGCTTATAGTAAACCAGGAGATGCCGGAATGGATTTAACTGCAGTTGAAGTAGAAAAAGATACGCATGGAAATTTTTGTTACAATACTGGTTTATCCATGGAGATTCCGCAAGGACATGTAGGATTGTTATTCCCGCGATCTAGTAACACTAAAAAGGCACTTACACTCGGAAACAGTGTAGGTGTCGTAGATAGTGGATACAGAGGTCCTATAATCTTAAAGTATCGAGAATTGGCTTATGCACAATCACATCAGCCGGAAGAGCCATATGCAGTTGGCGATAGAGTAGGTCAAATTATAATAATGCCATATCCAAATATACATTTTTTAGAAGTTAATGAATTGGAAGCTTCTGAAAGAGGCGAAGGTGGATTTGGTTCAACAGGTAAATAACTAAAACAATGGAAGTAAATAAAGAACATGACTTATGGGTTGAAGCATTTCGCCCACATACATTAGATGGTTATATCGGAAATGAATCCTTGATTGAAAAAGCCAAGATCTGGATATCAAACAATGAACTTCCGCATTTATTATTCTACGGATCTGCAGGAACTGGTAAAACTACGTTAGCTAAAATACTAGCAAATTCTATAGATAGTCAACTAATGTATATTAATGCATCGGATGAAAACTCTGTTGATGTAGTTCGAGATAAGATTTCAAGATTTGCAAGTTCAGTAGGATTTAAGCGTTGGAAAATAATCATTTTGGATGAGTTTGATTTTATGACTCCAAATGCACAGGCAGCTCTTCGTAACTTAATGGAAACTTATAGCAAATCAACTAGATTCATTTTAACATGCAATTATGTTGAAAAGATTATTGATCCGATACAAAGTAGATGCCAGGTATTTGCAATAACACCTCCAAATAAAACTGATGTAGCTAAACGAATAGTTCAGGTTCTACAAGAAAGAAACATTGAATTTGATATTAAAGATGTTGCTGCAATAATTAATGCAAGTTATCCAGATATCCGCAGAGCTTTGAATTCAGCACAAAGCTTTGTAAGAGATGGAAAGTTGCAACTAGATAAAGCAAGTGCAATACAAGCAAATTATATGACAGAACTTTTGGAAATACTAAAGAATCCAAAAGATAAAAAAGGATCATTTACAAAAATACGACAAATTATTGCTGATAGTAAAGTTAAAGATTTTACTCCATTGTATCGTTTTCTGTATGATAATATTGATGATTATGCAACTGGAGCAATTGCGGCAGTTATATTAATTGTAGCAGAAGCACAATATCAAGATTCTGCAGTGGTTGACAAAGAAATCAACATAATGTCAATGTTTGTCAAACTATTAGGAGAAATATAATGGATAAAATCAATTTAAACATTAAGCCATCGGACATGCAACCAATAGAATGTCCAGAATGCGGAGGACAATATTTCCGACAGGTGGTATCAATTAACAAAGTATCAAAGTTTTTAACTGGAGGAGATAAAGACACCATGATTCCGGTACCAACATTTCGTTGTGATGATTGTGGAGCAGTTCCAGAAGAATTTAAACCTATTAAAATTAGTAAATAATGGAAAAGAAAAGTGCAACTATATTTGATTTCATTGATGGTATAACCCATAAAAAGAAAGAATGGAGTAAATGGTCTGAAACAGATCAAAAACTATTTACTCCGTTTATCACGAATAGGTGGCTATCGATGCGTATGGAGCTAATAGACCTAGTTAATACGTTTCAAAAATATACAATAGGTACTTTGACTCCAAAGATGACATACCGTTTATACTACGAGATAATGCCGTCTAGTAAAGGATTTGCAAAATACGTAAAAGGAAGCAAAGAAGATAAATACAATCCAAAACTAATTAGTCAGGTTGCAGAGCATTATGAAATTGGTAAATCGGAGGCAATTGAATATATTGAATTAATGGATCAAACTAGTTGCGCTAAACTTTTATCATTATACGGTTATACTGAAGCAGAAATTAAAACATTAACGAAAGGGCTAAAATAATGAAAGAAATGGTTAATAATCCTGCACATTACGGCGGAAAAGATAATCAATATGAAGCCATTAAAGTAATTGATGCATGGGGACTAGGATTTAGTTTAGGAAATACAATAAAATATATTTCCAGAGCAGGGAAGAAGAATCCCGATGCTGAATTAGAAGACCTAAAAAAAGCTCAATGGTACTTGCAACATCATATACAGAATTTAGAAAAAATTAAAGATTCTAATAAGTAATTTTATTACATAAGCTTGGCAGAAATGTCAAGCTTTTTTTTGGTTTTTACATTTATATTTCATATATTATAATATGAAACAAGGAAACTATATACAACCCGCATTCAAGTTATCTTTAAGAGATGCTGAATCTGTTCCTAGAAAAATATCATATTCTCAATGGGCCATGTATGAGCGTTGTCCAATGCAATGGAAACTATCATATATTGATAACTTAGCTCCATTTACATTTAGTATCGAAACTTGTTTTGGTACTGCTTTCCATGAAACTTTACAACATTATTTAACAGTATTATATACGGATTCGGTTAAAACTGCAGATCGAATGGATCTTCGAGGTTTATTAACAGACAAACTTCGTACAGAATATAAAAAATGCGTAGATGAAAATAAAGGTCAACACTTTTCCAATCCATTACAATTAACTGAATATTTAGAAGATGGTGTTGCTATATTGGAATGGTTTCGTAAAAGAAGATCTGAGTACTTTTCTACTAAGAATTATGAGTTAGTTGGAATTGAAATTGAATTATGTGTACAAGCATCTGAAAAAAATCCATCTGTATTTTGGTATGGATTTATAGATTTAGTTTTAAGAAATACTGCTACTAATACAATTGAAATATATGATATTAAAACTAGTAGAACAGGATGGAATCAACATCAAAAGGCAGATTCTATAAAAACTGCGCAGTTAGTAGCATATAAAAACTATTTTTCAAAACAGTTTGGTGTTCCCAAAGATAATATACAAGTTGAGTTTTTTATAGTTAAACGAAAACTTCTAGAAGAGTCTATGTTTCCACAAAAACGAATTCAATCATTTAAACCATCATCTGGATCTGTGACGCAGAAAAAAATACAGAAACAAATTGATAGTTTCGTAGAAGAATGTTTTGATATAGCAGGAAATAAAAATACAACAAGAACGTATCCAGCAATTTCAGGTAAAGGTGATTCTAATTGTAAGTATTGTCCTTTTAAAACAGATTATGAACATTGTCCTAAAAGTTCTAGGATTCGTAATAGTTAATACATATAATATATTTAATTATGAATACGCATAAACACGCATACGTATACGAATACGAATATCGATCTAAAAAATCTATGTTAATGGAAAAGGAAGATTATGTTTTATTAACTGATGTTGATGGACCAAGATGTAAAACAAATATGCAGTATTTAGAATCAGCAATGCGAGCTGGTTTAGGATTTTATCCAAAGAATATCAAATTTAAATACGATAAGCAGATATGAAAATTGCAGTTATTGGTAATTCAGAATGGCAAAATCGAAGAAAAGTTCAAGAAACATTGCAAGGAATAAAAAGTAGATTTGGTTCTGATGTTGTTATTATAGGTGCTGGCGGTACTGAAGGTGCAAATTCAATGATACGAAAATACACATTGGAATTTGGAATGAATTACACTGAATATAATCCATCATTTTCAGGTTACAATTTATACTCGGCAATGCCAGAGTCTTACTATGGTAAAAAGTATCATTTCAGCCAATTACATCACAGAATGAATCTTATAGCAGATCAATGCGATTACATGATTATCATGACAAATGCAGATACAATGGATCCAGTTTTAAAAACAGCATTGACTCGAGTAAAGAAACTAAATAAGCCAGTAGTTGTGCTTGGATGATATTTATTTATATAAATCAGTTATAAATTTTAAAAACAGAAAGTTACAGAATGGAACTACCAAAGTTACGAAAAGTAGACCCCAACAAACCAGCAAAAAAGAAAATTTTATTGTTAGCTGATGATTTCAGATTACCATCTGGTATTGGAACCATTAGCAAAGAAATCATTTTTAATACTGTTAAACATTATGATTGGGTTCAATTAGGAGCCGCATTACAACATCCAGATCATGGAAAAGGTTTTGATTTATCTGATGGTGTAGCAAAAGAAACTGGGGTGGAAGATGCATCAGTTAAAATAATTCCATGGAATGGTTATGGTGATCGAAACATATTGTTTACATTATTAAACACAGAAAAATTTGATGCAATATTTCACTTTACCGATCCAAGATATTGGACATGGTTATATGCATTAGAGCATGAAATTAAAACTACCTACAATATTCCAATTATTTACTATTCTATCTGGGATGATCTTCCGTATCCACAATGGAATGCGCCATTTTATGCTAGTTGTGATTTAATTATGGGTATTAGCAAACAATCTGATAATATTCATAGAGAAGTGCTTAAACAGAACGGATTCGATGTAGTTGACTATGATGATGAACAAGTTCCTGAGAATGTAGAATGGAATGAAACTATTACTGGATTTGTTCCACATGGATTAAATCATAATATATTTAAACCAATTGATAAAACATCTACGGAATACCTAAATATGTTTCAAAGATTCAAAGTTGCACATGGAATTGATTTTATGGTATTTTGGAATAACAGAAATATCAGAAGAAAACAGCCAGGTGATGTAATATTAGCATTTAAAACATTTGTAGATAATTTACCAGCAGATCAAAGATCCCGCGTTGGATTGGTAATGCATACGCAACCAGTTGATGACAATGGAACTGATTTAATTGCAGTTTGGAAAGCGGTTGCCCCAGATTGTAAAGTAATTTTTTCAGATCAAAAATTATCATCATATGATTTAAATGCACTTTACAATGTAGCTGATGTAGTAGTAAATATTGCTAGCAACGAAGGATGGGGACTAAGTTGCACCGAAGCATTATTATCAGGTACTCCGATTATTAATAATGTTACTGGTGGTCTTCAGGATCAATGTGGATTTGTTGATGAAAACGATGAATGGATTCGTTTTGATGGTAAATTTTCAACTAATCATACCGGAAAATATAAGAGTCATGGGGTATGGGTAAAACCAGTATTTCCTAGTAATCGTTCATTACAAGGATCTCCAGCAACACCATATATTTTTGATGATCGAGTTCAGTTCGAAGATGTAGCAAAAGCAATTATGTATTGGTATACTACCGACGCCGAAAGAAGAACTGAATGTGGTTTAGCTGGTCGAGAATTTTGTTTGGAAAACGGATTAACTTCGGAACAGATGGGTAATAAAATGATTGAAATGATTGATTATTTATTTGAATCAAAAACATCAACCAGACCTAGATTTACATTAAATAAAGTTAAACAAATTAAATACGAAAACGCAGGAATAGTATGTTAAAAGCAGTTATAGGAAGTCCGGTAGCCACTCAGAGTGGTTACGGGCATCATGCTCGTGAAATTATTACGAACATCATTGAAAGAAAAGATTCTGAATGGGATATTAAGTTGTTATCAATGCCATGGGGTAACACTCCATTTACTTATCCAATATCAGATGATTTAAAACGAAGAATTGTTCCATTGCCATTGCAAGAACAGCCGGATATTTGGGTACAAATTACAGTGCCCAATGAATTTCAGCCAGTTGGTAAGATAAATATTGGAGTAACTGCAGGAACCGAGGGTGATGTATGTCCGGCTGATTGGATTGATAAAATCAATCAGATGCAAATTACAATAGTTCCATCAAACTTCACCAAACAAGTATTCATTAATACAGCAAAACAACATAATAAAGAAATCACTACGGATCTACAAGTTATTCCAGAATATTTTGACACTACAGTATATAACAATCAAAATGTAACCGAAACTATAGAATCATTAGATCATATACCAGAATCATTTGCGTATTTAACCGTAGGACATTGGTTACAAGGATCCTTGGGTGAAGATCGTAAAAATATATCAGGCACTATATATACATTCTTTGATACATTTAAAAATAAAAAGAACACTCCTGCATTAGTATTAAAATCTAGCGGAGCAACATATTCCATAATGGATCGAATAGATATCGAAGCCCGTATCAATCAAGTAGCTGCTAACTTTAAAGGATCTACATTGCCAAATGTATATTTATTGCATGGTGATTTAACTGATGCCGAAATGAATGCATTATACAATCATCCAAAGATTAAAGCAATGTATTCATTAACAAAAGCAGAAGGATTTGGAAGACCGTTATTAGAATTTTCAACTACCGGTAAACCGATCATTGCCCCACATTACTCCGGCCAGGCAGATTTTTTAAATTCTGAATTTATTGTAGAAATTAAAGGTGGGCTGAGTCCAATACATCCATCGGCACAGAATCCGTTTTTAATTGGTGAAGCAAAATGGTTTTCTCCTGATTATAAACAAGTATGTGATGTATTAGAAACTGTATACGAGAAGTATAAAAATTATGTAGATATTGGCAAAAGACAGCGATATCATGCAATTAAATCTTTTACTAAGGAAGCAGTGAATCCTAAATATGATTTTTTAATGACATCAATTGATGTATATGCAAATCAAATACCAAAACAAGTTCAACTAAAATTACCAGAATTAAAAAAAATAAGCTTACCTAAACTAGAAAAGGTATAGGTTGGATTGTTGATATAAATTTATTATTATAATAGTATGAAAATAAGTTATGCCATTACTGTATGTAATGAATTCATGGAAATACAGCGTTTATTGCACTTTTTGCTTCGGCATAAACGCATACAAGATAATATAGTGATATTATATGATGAAGCAAATGGTGAACCCGAAATAGAAAATTTCTTAAGATCTCATTGTATCAATAATGAGTATTCATGGCACAAGGCAAAGTTCGATAAGGACTTTGCTGCCTGGAAAAACAAATTGAACAAATTATGTTCTGGCGACTATATTATCAATATTGATGCAGATGAAGTGCCTACCGCTGAGTTTATGGAATATATTCCAACTATAATTGAAACAAATGATGTAGATGTAATTGCTATACCCAGAGACAATCAAGTATCCGGAATTACAGAAAACCATATTAAACAATGGAAGTGGAATGTTGATTCTAAAAATAGAATTAATTGGCCTGATTGGCAAATGCGCGTATATAAAAACGATCCCAGAATATATTGGGAAGGTAAAGTGCACGAAAGATTAATTGGTTATTTATCATTATCTGGATTGCCTGCTGATTCAGACACGCTTCTATACTTTCATCATAATAAAACAATTCATCGACAAGAAAAACAAAATCAGTTATACAATACACTATAAAAATGGAAGAAATTTTAAAATTAGTATCAGAATATATTAAGGATAAAAAATCCAAAAAGACTTGGACCGCAGGTAAAGATTTAGTTCAATATGCGGGCGATTATTTTGATGATCAAGAATATGTAGCAGCTATACGATCCTTATTAGGTGGTTGGTTAGTTTTAGGTTTAGAAGGAAATAGATTCGAAGCTAAATTCCCTAAAAAATTAGGTAAGAAGTTGGGTTTATTAACTAATAGCGGATCTAGTGCTAACTTGCTAATGATGGCTGCATTAACTTCTAAACGAGGATTGAACTTACCAAAGGGAACTAAAGTAATTACACCAATAGCAGGTTTCCCTACTACTATCAATCCTATACTACAATTAGGATTCACTCCGGTATTTGTAGATATCGAATTAAATTCATTGAATTTAGATTTAGATCAAGTTGAACAAAAACTAAAAGAAGATCCGGAAATACGAGTAATTACATTTGCTCATGTTTTAGGTAATCCTCCTGATATGGATCGATTGATGCATTTAGTAGAAAAATACAATTTAATCTTCCTAGAAGATTGTTGTGATGCATTGGGGTCTACTTATAAAGGAAGAGAATTAGGTTCATACGGTAAATTAGCTAGCTGCTCATTCTATCCAGCACACCATATTACAATGGGCGAAGGTGGATTTGTTGCATGCAATGATATGGAAACTGAAAGGATCCTTAGAAGTTTCAGAGATTGGGGGCGTGGATGTTATTGTGTAGGTAAACAAAATCAGTTGGAATGCGGAATGTGTAATCAGCGATTTAGTAATTGGTTGCCTTCATTACCAGAAGAAGTATTTGATCATAAGTATGTATACGAAGAAATTGGATATAACTTAAAACCAATTGAACTTCAGGCAGCCATGGCATATATTCAAATGCAAAAATTAGAAGAGATAGGTCAAATAAGAAGAAAGAATCATGCTTTAATTGTTGAAATGTTTAAGCCATATGAAAAATATTTTTATTTACCTAACGCAACCGAAGGATCTGATCCAGATTGGTTTGCAGTTGCATTAACAGTTAGAGACGATGCTGGATTTAGTAGAGCAGACTTTTGTCAGTATTTGGAATCAAATAAAATACAAACTCGCCCGTATTTTGCTGGCAATATAATGTTACAGCCAGCATATGAAGGTATAATGGATACGGAACAAGTTATTAAAGATTTCCCGGTTGCAAGAAAAGTTACCACTGATACTTTCTTTTTAGGATGTAGTCCGGTTATAACAGAAGAACAAATTTCATATATTAAAACTATAGTTGACAAATTTTTTAACTCATTGTAAATATGAATAATATTAATATATTAATAGGCGGTAAATTGGGGGACTTTTTGTTAGGTGTGTATGGCGCGCAACTATTATGTAGATCTAAAAATATTAAGGCAAATATTTACATGATAGATATCGGGTGGGACTTCGGAATTCGGCCAACATATGATGCATTATATCCTATTCTTAAGAATCAAGCGTATATTAATGATTTTCAAATTTTAACTGATTATTATTTAGATCCAATTCAGACACCTACACAAAATTCACCAATTCGAGTTCATAATGAAAAATTAAATAATGAAGGATATATTGTAGATGATTATTTAAATTCTAAACTTTTATATAAAAATTGTTGGTCAGATATATATTCAGATATGTATAAAACTCCGCCAATAATAGATAATATATGGTTAGAATTTGATAAAATAGATTCTAAATTTAAAAATTCTGTAATTATACATAGAAAATTTTCTACAGAAAGATTTAATAATGAGTTTCCGTATGATCAGATTATAAACAATTACGATTCTGTATTTTTTGTTTCTACAAATAAAAATGATTATGATCAATTCCCATTAAAACAAAATATTGAATTTATACAAGTAGAAAATTTAGAACAATGGTTTACAATAATTAATTCATGTTCTATGTATGTTGGAAACCTAACAGCACCAGTTGTTATAGCACAAGCATTAAATAAATTACGTATTATAGAATTACCATTTAATGAGGATGCTATGCATTGGATGGGTGAAGAAAAATATTCAACAAATATAAAATGGTTTTTAAATAGGAATACACACAATTTAAACTAAGATATAATATATGTTAAAAAATTATACAACAACTAGTGATGGCGTTATAAAACAAATAGAATATACTCCATACGTTTATGATGAAACTTATACCGAAAATAGATATATCAATAAACCTACATCTGATATTATGTCGTATCTGCGACTAGGATATGTTATAGGATCAATTGGACATGTACCGAATTCGATATTAGATGTAGGATATGGTTCTGGAAATTTTTTACAAACATGTGCCGGATTTATAAAAGATGTTTATGGAAATGATATCCCACCAGCGTATCCATTACCCAAAGAAATTACATATGTCGATGATATTATGAGTTTAGAAGTTGATGTCATAACATTTTTTGACAGTTTAGAACATTTCCCAGATATTGAATTTGTACGAGATTTAAAATGTAAATATATCGTAATTAGTTTACCATGGTGCTATAATGGACACGATGATGAATGGTTTTCAAATTGGAAACATCGTAGAGAAGATGAACATTTATATCATTTTAACGAAACTAGTTTAATTTCATATATGAACAAAATGGGATATGATTTAATTAATTATTCTAATTTAGAAGATAAAATTAGAGTAGATGTTAATTTAACTCCTAATATATTAACATCTTGTTTTAAGAAACGATGAAAAAATTTTTAATTAGTACCCATGGTTTTGATATGGGAATTGGCGGTCTTAAGGTACTGCATAAATTATGCCATCTATTAAACGAAAAGGGGTTTGATGCATATCTAATACCAGTCGATTTCAATGTACCGTTTACTATGTACGATGGATATAATACAAAGTTAGTTACTCAAGATATTTTAGATAATTTAAATGATGTAATCGTAGTATATCCAGAAAGTTGGTTTGGTAATTACTTGAATGCACCTAATGTTGTTAGGTGGATGATTGGATTTCCTAGCAAACCGCATATTGATACATGGAACGAAAAGGACTTATGGTTTTGGTATGTTCCTTATTATATTACAGAACAATATAATAAAAATCGTGATAATATATTGTATATTGGCGAACAACATTCTGAAATATTTTACGATTATAAAGAAACTCGATCTGGTACTTGTTGGACACTTCGTAAAGCACAGGCACTATTTCCTGCAGAAAAATATGTTCATGATGCTAATAGCACATTTATCCCATATCATTCAGCTGGCGATTTAATTAATTTAGCTAAACTGTTTAATTTAAGAGAGCGGTTTTATTGTTATGATAATTATACTTATTTAACTATACAGAGTTTGATGTGTAATACTGATACAATTGTAATTCCATATAATACGACAAAGGAAGAATTTGTTAATGGATATGAATTAAATAAATACATTGCATTTGGAGTTGATGATCTTCCGAGAGCAAAAAGTATACGTAATGAATTATGGGATCATTTAAAACTAATTGAACAAACAACTGATAAACAACTAGATACCTTTATAGAAAAATGTTATGATTACTTCAAATGATTTTAGTTTACTAATAGTTACAGCAGCAAATGATCCTAGTAGATTAGCCTTAGTATATGATTCAATCCGAATGAATTATCCAAATAATGAAATCGTTATTGTTTATGATAACCAGGCCTGTATAGGAATTAATTCTGCAGATAGAAACTTAATAGAAATTGGAACTACTGAACGAGTATATGTTAGTAAGGGATATAACTTAGCATTAAAACATTGTACAAAAACATGTTTTGTATTTTTACATGACGATACAGTAGTTGCTCCAAATTTTCTAGAAAATATAATACCACATATTTCAGAACAACAATTTTGTAATTTTACTACAGTTGAGCCTCCATTGTATAATGATCCAGATACATTAAAAAAACCAATACGGAATTTTGGTCGTAGTACCAATACATTTAATATTGTAGAGTTTAATGATTTTTGTAAACATCATATAAAACAACTTAAGTCACATACCGAAGATTCGCCATATGGTGGATTCTTTATGGCTGGATATAAAAAATCAATTGATTCTGTTAACGGGTTTGATGAATCATTTCAGCCATACTTTTATGAAGATTCTGATTTAATGATACGATTGCATTTAGCCGGATTCAATTTCATACATGTATTAGATAGCATAGTATACCATATGGGTAGTTTAACATCTAGAACTTCGGCTGATAGTGCAATCGCACATGATATAACCAGAAATATTTTTATACGTAAATGGAAGGTTCCGTATGAGTATATTAAAAAATACACGATTGATAATAACATTCCGTATAAACATATACCATATACAATTATTACAACAAATCATACACCAGAAATAAAACAGGTTTTAGATTTGTTTTCTACAGAAAATTCTTCTATTATAGTATATATAGATTATAGTTTAATGAATGATCAAGACTTCTTACATATACAAACACTTCCTTATCTGTTACAGTCTATACAAGAAAATGGTGATTATGAAATTGGTTCTTTAAAAATAAAGGTTAACAGTTATGAATAAAATAATAGTTTCAAATTTAATGCGAGCAAAAAACAAACAGTCATTTTTTGCATTGCATCAAATACAATCTAAAATAAAAAAAATACACCCAGATGCAGTTATAGAATTTCATATATTATGGGATTCTGACAATGAATTAAATTTGCAATCAGAAAAACAGTGGAGTGATTTAATTGATTCTGAAATAAAAAATCTATATTCATATGATAAAGAATTTTTTAATCAATATGTAAAAGATACGTATAATTTGGATTATGATAAAGAATTTTCTACATGGAAAGCAATTTATTTTATATTAATGGGACATTATTTACGGCATGTAAAATCATATGAATATTACTTGATATATGATGATGATATTTTAATAAATGATGATTTCTCGCACGTATATAACATTATAACCAGACAACAACCATTATTAATTTCTGAACCTGCAAATGCAAATTGCGATAAGGTTTTATTTGATAAATTACATAAATTATTTGGAACTGAATTTTATAACAGATATTCACAACGTAATCCTAATTTTTATGGATTTAACGCAGGATTTCAAGGAATCGATTTAAGTATATATGATATTTTTTCAGATAATGATTCATTTAAAATACTATTGGATTTATTTGAATATAAATCAATATATGATGAAAATGGAGAAGAAATATGGGATTCTAGAAGATACTTTATAGATACGCAACAACAATCATTTATGAGTTTACTCAATATAGTTGCATCGCAACAGAATCCGCATATTTTAAATGTTAATGAATATTTTGTAGTTCCAAACTTTGGATTTCATCCCGTACATGGACAGTTAGATCCAAATGATGAGCCAGATGGTGGTTGGCGATGGGGACTTCAATCAAAAATAACACATTTCATTGGCCATACGAGAGGTAAAGGCAAACCAAAACAGTTTTTAGACAAAGTAGATGAATATCTTAAATTAAATAATTTTTTATAATATGACAAAAGTAGTATACATAACTGGATGTTTAGGATTTATAGGATCCTATGTTACAAGAACATGTTTAAAACGAGGATGGTATGTAAAAGGTGTGGATAAAATGACTTATGCAGCCAACAAAGAATTGTTGCACGAATTCAATCAGTATGAAAATTTTTCATTTGTTAATTCAGATATAAATGATTTAAAATTTCTTTATGATTGCGATTATGTAATTAATACTGCTGCAGAAACACATGTAGGAAATTCAATATCAAACAGTGATGACTTTGTTCATTCAAACATTGATGGTGTTCATCACTTATTAGAATTGATTAGAAATTATCGACAAGAAAACGGAAAAACTCCAGTATTTTTACATTTTAGCACCGATGAGGTATATGGAGACATTGAAGACGGAGCACATACAGAATCTGATTTATTAAAACCAAGCAATCCATACTCTGCTACAAAAGCTGCAGCTGATATGTTAGTTTTAGCTTGGGGACGAACATATAAATTGCCTTACATAATAGTTCGTCCTACTAATAACTACGGCATTGGACAGTATGTAGAAAAACTTATACCTAAAGCTTGTAAGTATCTAAAATTGGGTAGAAAAATACCATTACATAATCACGGTACTCCTATTAGAAATTGGTTGCATGCACAGGATACAGCAAATGCTGTTATAACAATAATCGAATCGGGAAATATCAATGAAATTTATAATATATCTGGAGGATTTGAGCAAAGTAATTTGGATACTATTAAAAAACTTCTTATATTATATAATATTAACGAAAACGATATTGATAATTACGTAGATTTTTCTTGCACAAGACCTGGCCAGGATGTAAGATATGCATTAGATGATTCAAAATTAAAATCTATAGGTTGGTCGGCTCAAGCAAAGTTTGATAATGAATTAATTGATATTGTACAATATTATAAAAATAAATTCATATGGTAAAAGTTAGTAATGTAATTGCTGATTTCTTAGTTAAAAATAATATAGAAGTAGTATTTGGTATAATTGGATCTGCAAACTCGCATATTTTTAATTCTATACATGAAAATACTAATATACAGTTAGTAACAGTTCATCATGAACAAGCAGCTGTTATGGCCATGGGAGCATATTATAGAGCAACCGGCAAATTAGCAGCTGCTTTAGTTACAGCTGGTGGTGGATCATCTAATGCATTTACTGGAATATTATCCAATTGGGCAGATTCAATTCCGGGAATTATTTTTTCTGGACAAGAACAATCATATTACATAGATTCTTTTAAAGATATGCGAATGTATGGAATACAAGGATATGATTCAGTTTCAGCATTTTCTAAATGCACTAAATTATCAGCTAGAATAACTACTGACAATGTTTATGAAATTTTAGAAAAATCCATACACATTACACAAAATGGTAGACCTGGACCTGTATTTCTCGAAGTTCCGTTTGATACACAGGGCAAGTTAATAGAACAACAAGATATTCCGGTATATCGTAATATAAAATCGTTAACTGAAATTAGTGATATAGATTACATTATACAAAAACTTAATGAATCATCAAAACCAGTTATATTAGGTGGACATGGAATTAAATTATCTAAATCAGAATTACTGTTTAAAGAGTTTATTGAGTCACATAATTTACCAGCATTACTAAGTTGGTCAGCTGTTGATTTATTACCACATGATCATATTAATAACTTTGGTAGATCTGGAGTACAAGGTCAAAGATCATCAAATTTTATCATACAGAATTGTGATTTATTAATAGTATTGGGAAGTAGATTATCTATATTACAAACTGGATATTCTTTAAAGGACTTTGCAGCAAATGCACATATAATCCATGTTGATATAGATTCATCAGAAACAAATAAGTTTTCTGGAAAAAATATAAATTATGATGTGTATGGTATACTTTCTAATTTAAATAATCGTAAACATGAAATACAATTAAATATAAATGATTGGATACAGTATTGTAATGATATTAGAATAAAATATCCATTATTGATGCCAGAACATTTATCAGATCCATCTAGTTCATATACATTTATTGATAAGTTTTCAGAATCATTACCAGATAATCATGTAATAGTTACAGATATGGGTACTGCATTACTTAGTGGATTCTATGGATTTAAGTTAAAAGAAAAACAAACAATGTTTACCTCATTAGGTCTGGGCGAGATGGGGTATGGTATCGCAGCAGCAGTTGGTGCAGCTTTTGGAGAGCGACCGGTTATATGTTTAAATTGTGATGGTGGTATGATGATGAATTTGCAAGAGTTACAGACAATTAAAACATATAACTTACCAGTTAAAATTATTATATTCAATAACGATGGATATTTAATGATTAAACATACACAAAAAATGTTATTTAACGGAAAGTATACCTGCGTAAATAAAGATACTGGGGTAGAATTACCAGATTATAAAAAAGTGGCAAATGCATTTAATTATGAATATTTTACAGAAGATAATTTAGATGATTTTTTTAAATATGAAGGACAAGCTATATTAGAAGTATTCATGAATCCAGAACAAGAGTTTATACCAAAAGTTCGAGGAATTAAATGTAATGATAATACAATACAACCAGGCCTGTTAGAAGAAATGTCTCCAATATTACCATTTGAAAATATTAAAGAGGCAATGATAACA